TTAACAACCCCATAGTATTGAGCCACAGACATATTCAGAACCCTAACAGTATAGAGTTCTGTATTTCCAATTTTAGGTAGCTTATTCATTAGTTTGCTCCCTTAATATCGTAATAAATCCATTCTTTAGCATCTTTTAATGTATTAAATGCTTCATATTCTTTTTGATTTCCAAGATGATCTATTTCACTAGAATTTAAGATAGGGTCTATAGTAAGTCGATTTTCTTCTATAATTTTAACAGCAATATAACATCTAGTGTCATCTAAATAGTAAATTGTATAAGGCATCAACTTATAAGGCTCTTTATGGTCTTTACTAACAACTATGTAACGACAATCTGCTTTGATACCGAGTTCTTTAGAACTTTCTTCTCTATAAAATCTAATATCCATTAGTTTACCCCCTTAATCTTAGTTAAATAAGTTTCATAAATAGTATTGTCATTTTCGTCATATTCTTGCTTATGACCTTTTATTTCAGCAGTACAGTAAACAGTATCGCCTACATTTAATGTCCACATAAATTTAGATTGGCTAAAAGAAATGAATACATTGTGATCTGCATTAATAAATTTAGTACAAAGCGACCTGCCAAAACGACCATCAAAAGTAAAGCTATCAGTAACCCCTAAAGTTAAATCCCCTTTTCCACCGATTGCACCTACTGGATTGCTCAATGGATATTCTATTTCTGGCTTTGTGGTTTCTTGAACTATTGGCTCTACTTTTTTATCAGCAGTTCCATCTCTAGTTATTTCTTCTAATTGCCATTTAAGAGGAATATATAATTTTGAATTTGTATCTTTGTGGGTTTCATAAAGACACTTAGCAACTATAACTGCTTTATCATAGTCTGTAGAAAGATTAGTAATGTGAATGGTTTTTTCATACATTCCATAAGAAGTGTACTGGTCAAACGTATGGTAAAGGCAAAACATCTTGTTGCCCTCACCACTATTTATTGTGTAAATGCTTTTCATATCTACCCCCTATTTATGTGAAACATTGTTGGTTTCGATCATCTTTTTGATCTTATGACAAGCAACACCAATAGCTTTTAGTTCGTTGTCTAATTCAAAATTTTTAAGAAATGGGTAATCCAGATCATAGATTATTTTTTCAATGTCTGAAATCTTGTAGTGCATATCTATATTTTTTTTAGTGTTAGTTAAATTTGTCATTTTGATCTCCAATAAAAAAAGGTAAATGCCGAAGCATCTACCCTTGTGTTTCAATTAATGTTTTTGCTTTTGCAAAAGTGTTTGAAAATTTTGATATAGGGTTCATATAGTTTCCCCCAGACATTCCATTGCTTGTATCAAAATACTTAGTTTCATGCTTACTTATTCCAGTAAGTCTTTCACCATCATATCTAGCAACATAATCTAATTTATACTCCCAACTAAAACCATAATGCTTTAATGTTCTAGTTTCTCTTTTAACTTCTACTCTTTTAAATGTAATCACTTTGATCTCCGTTATTATTATTATTTATTTATTAATTAACCTAGCTTAAACTCTAGGTTTATATATGTCAAACACCAAATTGCATTTTTTTAATTTTTTTTCAAAGTATTGTGAAATGTGGGTTTATTTGATACTATCTGATAGAAAGTAATTATACTCTGATCTCCAATCGTAGTATAAATAAGGGGTAAAGATTATTTCTTCGAGGTACTTAAATAAATCGCAGTATTTATATGAAGTGAAACAGAACTAGGTTTACCCCTTATGACTAAAGAATCAGAAATTCAAATAGCGTGTAATCAGCTACTAAACATCTTAGCCAATACTTACTATTTCAGACATTTTCATGTTCCAAATGAGGGTAAAAGGTCTATTTATCTTCATGCTAAAATGAAAAAAATGGGTTTAAAATCTGGCTGTCCAGATATAATTGTTGAATATCCTATGGGAAAAATTCTTTATATCGAACTTAAAAACGAAAAGGGTAGATTATCCGATAATCAAAAGTTGTGGGCAGTACAATCTAAAGGATTAGGTACACCTCATTTTGTAGTCAAGGGGGGTCTGACCGAATGTTTAGATCAAGTAAAACAAATCATTGAAACTAACATTCCTATGAGGTGTTGAGGATACTGCCTAACCCTTTAGCCTTTTAGTGGACAAAAGTCGCTGTACTGCCCTAAAATCGCCCTTATAGGGCATCTTGTTCTTTCTGGTTCTAGTCTTTCTTCTTCTCATAGGTCTTTTTCCTATAAGTTCAGAAATAGTAGATGTAGTTGTTAGACCACTCACTTTTTCTTTTTCTTCATAACTTTCTTTTTCTTTTTAGGTGGTCTACCTACTTTAGTTCCATAAGTTCCTTGTCCTTTTGGCATTTCTCTTTCCTTTCTTTGTTTATTTTTTAGTGTCTTTACATGCAGGGAATAAAAATAATTCCCAATCTTATTAAAAAACTTAGCTAATCTTAGCCAATGCCACAACATCATTTTTTTGTATCCGTTTTTTTAATCTTATCAAATGACCTCATTCCACCAATTCCGAGCATACCAAACATTAATGGCATCATAACAGACATATCAGCTTGAGGAATAGTAACCCCAAACCCTGCACAAATAGGTGCGACCATGTAATTTATTCCTAGCGATAATCCAGAAATCCAACCAATTAAAGGTCTCCAAGAACTTTGAAACCAATTACCTTTAGCATCTTCTTTAAGAACCTCTATTTGAGCCAATGCCAGTTCTTGACCATGTTTTTCAGCCATAGTAGCTATTTCATGGGCAAGTTTGTTTTTAGTGTCTTTGTCCTCAATAAATTTACCTAATAACTTAGATGCGACTGGTAATAAACTAGCTATCATTTTATAAACCTTTCTCCAGGATTTTACCCCTATAAATCAATGACTTAGATGCTTTTCCTCATCTTTTCTATTAACCTATCCCAACGATTTGTGGTTTGATTATATGCCCTGCTATCTTTCATTTCTGCAATAGCTGTTTCAATATCATTATCTTCTAATGCTTTTTTGAATTTCTTAAACTGGTTTAATTTTGGCAAACCTAATTGAAATGACATATGGATTACACATTCTTTAACATTATCGTCTATATCCATACCTTTATAAAAAGTTTCTGCATCTTGTATAGAAACACCTAAATCTAAAACAAATAGTTCTCTTGCTCTTTGTTCTGTTATTGGGTTCATTAGTTCATCTTTTTCATCATCACGAATTAAATGCCCACAGCCGATTGTCCAGAACCCCAAATGGTCTTGATAGGGTTCTAATACCAAATGACCCTCTTCCCTCATTATATCGTCTTTTAATGTCTCTAAATCCATTATTTATCCACCTTATGCTCTTGACCTATCCAAATTCCAAAAATTCCAGTCATTACACCCATAACAACCGATACAAACGCTGATTGTGATGCTGTGGGTGCATCTAACCCCATAAACCATTCTGCACAACGCCAAGACATTACAGTACTAGCAAGCATCATTAATCTTGGTAATATTTTCCATTTTAAAAAAGTTTCTACATTCATCTTAATAATATCTCATTTAAACCAAAACCCTCTAATAAAATAAGGGTAAAAAACAACAATAAAATTCCACCTGCTATTAGTTTACCAGAAAAATTAGTTGAGCCAATCTTTATTGCAACAAATTCATTTCCTAAAATTCTCAAAGATAATTCAAAACTATTTTCATCAAGTTTAACTTTTAATGGTTTTTCATACATTTTTTTTGTATCTAATTTATTTTCGGTCATTTGGCTATACTTCTCAAACTTTCCATAACTTTATCAATATCTGGCTCTTCACCATTAGGATTATAATAACATTTGTATTGTTTAGGACAGTTTCTTTCTATCATCATTTCAAATGTTTTATTGCCACCTTGATATATACATGCTTGTTGACCAGTAATTTGAGACTTAACTATTTTCTTTAATCTACAAGTTGTGTATTTTTTTTCTTGTATTTTCCCCTGCCATATTTTTTGTTGTCTGGTGTAATCTTTACTTTTGTATTCGTAAGCAAACGCTTTTACAGCTACAACCAAGACACCTAACATTAAACCAATGCCAATAAGCGTATATCCAACCCATTTTAAAGTCTCCATTATTTCTTCTTGTTGTTTTCTAGCTTTAATTCTTGCTTGTTTTTGTGCTTCTTTAGCTTCATTAATTCTATTGGCTCTTTCAGCAATTATCTCGTCCCAAGCTGTATGACCAAATCTAAGGTTAATCATTTGCTTCAATTCAGCACGTTTTTCTTCTAATAATCGTCTATCAATAAAATCTGATGCACTTGATTCAACTGAACCAAATTGTTCTGCAATAGACATACCTTTTCCCTGACGTTTATTCATCTGTTCTTCACCAGTGAAAAAACCATCTATTTGTGTCGCTATGTCTTTAATATCGTTTACTGTGCCTATGTTACTCTTAATGAAATCAACTGATTTTTGGACTAGAGCAATACCAGTTAAAATTTCTGCAACGACCATATTTACCTCAAGAGTAATCCTATCAACATGACTATCATAGTTCCTGCTGTTGCTAACATAATAGTTTCAACTCTTTTAACTCTATTTAACAATTCAATAAATCTATTATCGCTTACAGCAATATGTTTTTCTAAAGTTACATGAATTTCTTGGATACTTGGTTTAGCCATCAATCAGCTTCCTCTATTGTGTTGCCATCAGCTAACCATTCTTGAATTGCTATGTAGTGTCTGTTGGCAGGGTCTAGTGGTACAGATAATGTTAAATTACTATTTACAAGAGTTACTCTGTAGCTACATAATTCATTTGTTATAGTGCTTATCTTTTTCTTTACTG